CCCCCTCCGGATGACGAAGATCCGAAAAAGCCGCCCCCGCCGCCGCCACCCACTCCGGCGAGCGCATCCTCCAGCCGGGCCGCCGCCGCGTCTACTCGCGAAAAGAAATTCGAGCCCGCCGAGTACACATCAGATCGGAATTTCGACGATACCGCAAACCCCTGCTCCCGGAACGCCGTCCCGGCGTCGGATATCTGGCCTCTCAGGGTGGTCGAGGTCGTGACGAGATAGTCCCCGGCCTGGCGGCCCGACGCCACGAAGGCAGTTCCTGCGGCCCGGATAGCCTCGGCCGCCTCTCTTCCTTTAAGGTTTACGGTAGCCTCTATTTCTGACTCGGCCCCGTCCCCTATGGTGGGAATGATCGGCATCTCGACCGCCGTCTCGAACGCGGAATCGCTCAGGACGGGGACCACCGAAATTTCGAGAGGCTCATCAGCCGAGAACCCCGACTCCTCGATCAGTCGAGTTTTGGCGTCCTCGTCTATCTTCCATTGTGCATACAGTTCTACTGCATATTCGACCTGACCGGGCCGGTACTGATCAGGATTCGCCAGGATCTCCTCGAAATACTTTTTCGAGTTCATGATCCCGGAGGGCTGGAACATCTGATTTTTGGGGTCCTCCTGCCACTTCGCGAAGTCTGACATGGCCCCGCAAGCGCACGCAAGAGACGCATCTACCTGCTCCCCCCAGTTCTTGATCTCCTTCTTAGATTTCCCTACTTCGTCCGTTATCGATTTGTAGTAGTCTGCTATCCCCCGAATGGAGCTCAGGGGAATATCGGTGTATAGGTGGAGAAGGTTGATGGCCTCCTCCACCACCTGATTTTCATGTTTCCCGGCATTCGTCACGATATCGAAGGCCCGGGCCAGATCTCCCTGGTATTCGGTCGCAGTCTCGACCGCATAATGCAGATCTACCAGGTCATCCCGATACTTCCACAGCCCTATCTCAGCATCAGATCCTCCCCAGTCTTCCCAGAGGAGGGCCTCTCGGAAGGCCGAGACTTCGGGGGAGACCCCCACGTCCAGCTTCCCCCTCACATATACCGTATTCGCGGGGTCATTCAGATGCTGAGACAGATCCTCCAGAGCATCCTTATACTCGATCGTCCCCAGCTGTCCGGCGGCTTCCAGAGCAGCCAACGTCTCCAGCTTCTCTTTCGCGCCCTCCCAGAACGCTACGGCCCCATCTCCCCCTAGCTCGGTGTATCTCTCTGGATCGAATACCTTGAGCCGCGAATATTCGGCCACCATCTCGGCGGCTTCGGTCCCGGATATCCAGCCGTCCGAGAAGGCTTTAGCGCCCGTCTTTCCCAGGTCCTCCATCGCCGTCTTCATGTCGCCGACGAATGCGCCCCCGCCCATCGCCTCCTGGAACGCTGATTCATAGGCGGCCTGGATCTCGGCTATCTGAGCCTGGGTCGGGGCGAGCTCCTCGGCGAACAGATCCCATGCAGACTTCCCGCCCGCTAGCTCCGCCTTGAGCTGGACGACGACGGCATCGTCGTCGAAGTATGTGGAGCTCCGGGCCGTCCTCATCGCCACGTCGAGCTGCCGAGGATCCATCGCAGCGTAGACCATCGGATACTCCGTCCGGAGCCACTCCTCGGCCGCTGCATACGATCCGAAGCCCTTCTGGACATTCCCCACCGATAGGAGGTACGGAGATCCCTTACTCTTGTTGTAGCCGAAGACGATATCCGATCCCCCGGCCGAGAACATTTCGCCGTATCTATAGCCCGATTGCTCTCTCCCCGAGTACTGGTTCCACATCTCCAGGGCTGCGAGGTCCCCCGACGCCCCCAGGGCATACATCGACGCGATCTCCCTGGAGACTCCCGCTTTCGTCATCTCGGCGACGGCATCCCCAAAAGCTTTCCCGACCTTCTCCCCGGCGCCTTTCCCATCGACGGATTCTAGACCGGCCTGGACGCCTTCGGCGACCTCCGGGGCCGCCGCCTCGCCCATCTCCTCTCCTAGCTTGGCCCCGTACTCGATGCCGAGCTTTTCGTCCAGCCAGCCAGTCAGCCGCCCGATAGCGCCTTTGGTTTCGGCTCCCTCGTCATCGACGCCACCGTAAAGCCACTTCCAGCCCTTCGCCCCCAGATCCATGAGTGCCTGAGTGATGCCGTTGATGTCCCCCATCATGTCGGTGAGAAACGGAAGAAGAACTGTCCCTATACTGGTAGCGGCAACAGATATCTTCCCCTTAAAAATTTCTATCTGAGCATTTAGAGTTTCCTGCGATTTGGCGTAGGCTTCGTTAAGGCTGGAAGCGTTTTCCCACGCACCCGCGCCCGTTGCCAGGGCCGCATTGAGGCCCTCGATTTCCTTTGTGACCGGGTCGACCTTACCAACCAGCATCCCCATCATCTGGCCGCCAGTGGCTCCAAACTTCTGAAGAGCCTGCCCCTGTTCATCGATGGGCAATTCTGATATGGCAACGGCAAGCTCCTGGATGGTTCCGATGGCGTCCTCTCGGATGGCTTCCTGGAATTCGGTTGTGTCCATATCCAACATGGACGAGATGCCGCCCTTGTCATCCCTCATCATGTAATTGAGGGAATCACGTAAGGACTCGCCTGACGTCTCGGCGGTCATGCCGAACGCCTGAAGCTGGCCGACGAGAGCCGCCCACGCTGATAGCTGGCTTGGATCGGGCTTCAGCATCGCCATCTGAGCCGATACCTTTTTCATGCCGGTGACGATCGACTCTTCGGACGTAGCCATCGAGTCGGCGAGATCGTTGATGGTGGAGCCCATTCTGTTGCCGAACTCAGTCCATGACATCTCAGCGGGCTTGACGACCGACCCGATTTTCCCAATGGAATCACTTGCAGCATCCGCAGACATCCCCCACGCCGACGACATTTTCAAAACGACATTAGTATAATCGGCGATCTCGGACGCATCTATCCCCATCCGCCCGGCCCCGGCCGCTGCCCCGGTTATGTCGGCCATCGACGCGCCAGTTTCGCCTCGGATGGCGAGAAGTTCTTTGGATAGAGTCGCGAATTCGCTTGCGGTGGTGTCGGTCACCTTTTGGACATCTACCATCAATGTCTGCCACTGTGCTGCAGACCTGACCGACCCAACAAACGCCGCCGATAACGCGACGACTCCAGCGGTGGCTCCGGCTATCGCTATTGTCACTGGATTGATCGACGATGCCAGACCAGCAAACGCCGACGAGGCGGAAGCTCCGAATCCAGTAACTTGCGCCTTCGCCCCGGCGAGGCCCGTCGTCAATCCGCCGGTGTCGACCCCTATCTCAATGAACGCCGCGCCGAGTTTTTCCGAGACCATAGTTTAGGCTCCCATAACGATAAGCTTAAATAGCAGTAGTGATATATGATATTGATGTGATCCGGGGAAAGGCAAAGAATTACATGGGCCGATATGAGGCGAGCCTGCGAAACTTCGCAAATCGCGTCAATGAAAAGCTCCCCGGCCGTTTCCACCTGGAATATGATAGTGTCGGTCCGAAGGGTGCATTGGGATACCGGCTCACTGATGAGGTGTAGGGATGGCGAAGTACACCGCCACCCTCACCGTAGCAATCTCTGCTGAGATTGCGGAGGAGATATACCAGGCCGCCCTCGAAGATGACGTCGGCCCGTCGGTGATGGGCCGAAAGCTCATCGAGGACGGGCTCGCCGTCCGGCATCTCCGAAGAGATCTCAGAGGAGTCGCCGAGAAGATATCACAGATGTACGTTATCAGCGCCCCCGAGGTCGCTGAAATGATCTGTGATCTAGCCAAAGACGGGTACTCTTCGGAGGAGATCGCCGAGCGGGTCAATGCAACGCTGAATGAGGAAAGGATGATATGACCTCCCCCTTCATCTTCGGCGTCCCGCCTAGAGCAATCGCCCGCGTCGTTCAATTCGAGAGTGACGTAATCCAGATATGTCATTACGTCGATCGGTCGGTTGATGACGTAATGGATCTGCTAATGGCTTTGCCCTATCCCAAGGATACCGTAGCCGGGTTTCTGCTCGAATCGCTCGCCGACGGCCTCGCCTTCGACGAGGCTCTATCGATTGTTAGAATCTCACCGCCGGAAGGATGGGATTATATGAGGCGGCTGGCGATGGAGCCGCGCTAATCCGGCACCGGATGACCGAGGCGACGCGCCTTAGCGATCGCCTTTTCCCTCAAGCTTTTTTCAGCCTTCACCCCCTCTCCTCCAGGGAAGAGGTCAGCGAAGGACTTCGGGTTTTTGCCGAATAGGTTTCCGACGCACCGGCTTATGTCCCATGCCAGGATCTGCTGGTTCCGGGCGTCGGCCTCCTGCTGCCGCCTATGGCGATAGAGGAGAGGGAGCAGATCGTTTAGACAGTATCCGGCGGCTTCGTCGGGCCGGAGCCCGATCTCAAGGTAGGCGATCCGAGACCGCCAGAGAGGATTTTGGTTTTTGCCTCCAGCCTCTTCATCAGATCCTCGATCTGATCCACCGTCTCGGCCTCCCTCTCCATCGCCCGGAGCTCGTCGGAGGTAGTCCAACTCTTCCTCATTGAGGCAGCATGAGAAGGGTCCTCCATCAGGGAATATGATTCGAGGATGTCCCTGGTGAGGTCGAGTCGTGATCCTTCATATTTTGCCAGGGCCTCGTCCACCTCATCCCCCCGGAGCCCCGTTGCCGCCTCGATCGCCAGCCGAGATATCGGGGCAAGCGTGACGTACTGGGCCAAGATGAGTTGAGCTGGGAGGTATTTTTTTGAGATACCCGCCTCCGAAAGCCACTTGTTAGCCTCGGCCTCGAATCGTTCCACCCGCTGGAACGGCCAGGAAAGCTCGACCGGCTCGCCCATCTTTACGGTTATGCTTCTCAGTCCTTTTGCTTTACTCATATTATTTTCTCCCTCGTTTCTGGGGGGTCTTAAGTATCGCCCCCCTATCTGAAAGTCGCCCAGAACTTAAAATAACAATTCTGGATAATAATGTAATGCAAAGAGTTGAGGGAGCCCCTCATGCGAATTGCCTCATCAATTCGCCGTCATCGGGGATCTCCCTATGGCGTCTCTACCACGTGCCGGAGCGGGAAGTTATGGCCGCTCACCTTCAAGGTGGCTTTCGCCGGGTTGGATGGATCGCCCGCCCCGGTCACAGAATCGACGTAGCCGAATCCCAGGTACATCAGGCCATTATCATAATCCCGATAGAACGCGAAGACCTGCTTAACCCCTTTCATCCCGGCGAAGTCCAGCTCGGCAGCTCCACCGGCGAGAGTATAGGGTCCCGAATCGGCGACGACGCCCGCGCCCGTCTCCCCGGCAGCCCGCATCGCATAGACTCCCAGGGCCTGAACGTCGGCATTGGCGTTGATCGCGGCTATGACCTCGTCGGCGGTGGATATCGGAGATCCTAGATCGGTATCAAGATCGACGGTTATAGCGTTGGCGACGACGGTTACAGCAAGGGCCTCGGCGTCGTTATCCTGGAAGTCGATGGTGATGTTGTTCCCAGCCGTCCCGCCCGTTCGGTGGAGGACTCTGATATGGCTGTTGGCCGCCCCCCCTGAAGTCGTGATCTCGGCGCATTTGGAGGCGACGAAAGCCTCGATGGTGGCGTTCCAATCATCCAGACCGGGGAACCGTTCGCGGGCCTCTTTCCCGAAGTCGGTTACTTCGTGCATCTCGGTCTTGTCTTCGAAGTCGGCATTGGTAGCCCCGAAGATCTCCGAGGCGACCATGTACTTTCCGGTATGGCATCGGACGAGATCGCCTTCATCGAGACCCGAAGCTACGTAGATGTAGCCAGATGGATACCAGATGGCGTCAGGCGTCAGTGTCGCCCACTCGCCCTCCCCCTCGTTCTGGAACTGGAATACTGGAACGGTGGAGTCGTTCATCATCCTCTTGGATGCGTCAGTGATTCTCCAGACGGTATACCGGGGATAGCCCCCCCACTTTGAATCGGAGAAATCCACCTCCTCCATAGCCTCGTCGCTATAGTCCTGATCAGCGCCCGAGCCCCTGTAGACTCGGACATAAGATCCCGGTGTCGGGCTCAGGGCCATATCTCATCGCCTCACGTTTCGGTGATCCCGCCACTGACTGCGAATGTTACGTCCATCTTCTGCACGTCGCCGGGACCGCCGGGCCTCTTGATCGATTCGACGTAGGCGGAGAAGCTGAAGGTCCGAGTCCCCTTCACAACGCTATAAGCCAGAAGCGTATGCGCTGGTTTGGAAGCCCTGATCTTATCTTGCCCGGCGTCGTCGTCGTCCTCGATGAAGCTGGCGGTTACGGTCCCGTCATCCAGGCCCGGATACCTCGCCCTAGCGGTGTTCGTATCGCAGGTGATATCCTGCATCTCTATCTTGTCGTCCACATCACAAGAGACGCATCCGAGCGCAACGGAGGAGTCTACCGTGAAGGTCAGAGTCGCCAATCCGTCTGGTGCTAATACCATTTTTCAATCACCTCATTTAATCCGCTATGCAGCGGATGACTCTAAAATCGATCATGAATACGTGCCGCCCGTTCTCGTCCACATAATGATCGGGGTGGCGGCCCTCCCAGATCATCGCCACTGAATGACCGAACGCCGTCATCTTGTGGAGCGCGTCCCGGATCGCCAGGGCGTCGGTTTGGGCCGTCTCCAGGGACGCCCGCCTCACCTGGATCTGGACGCGTGGCTTCTCGATATCGCCCCCGGAGACGATGTAGCCAGATCCCCCGGCCGGAAAGATGGCAATCTGTGAGGCGCTGGACTCGTCGAAGCCGTATGCCCGGATGTTGGTATATCCGGCGGCGGCGAGGGCGTCGGCTACGTCTTTGACGACCGGATTCATACTACTTTTTCACCTCATCCATCAATTCCTCAATCGCTTCCAACCAGCGATGATGATATACATCCAGCCATAATTTCAACGTAATAAGCAACGTTGCCATCAGCAAGCAAAAAATACCGGCACATGACCCGTAGAGAATCGCAATATCTCTCGCCGGATCATCGCCGATCATCTCGTATGCAAGGCCGCCGGTTGAGGGTTGTGTTCATCTCGGAAACGTCTTTGCCGATTCGTTCCGCCCGCTGGTCGTGATCGTCAAACTTCTTTTCGGTATCGCACTTGTAGTCTTTGAGGGCCTGGACGATATCGTTCATTTTCGACAGTATGTTATCCTGAAACCTCTGGTTTTGGGCGATGATCATCTTCAAAGCCCAGATGAAGGCTCCGATCAGGGAGAAGACGAGGACGGCGATCAGGACGAGATTGAAGTCTCCCCCCGTCGCTTCCAGGAGGGCGTCCTCCCCCACCATCTATCCCCCTCCTCGGATCTTCTCCGCCAGCGCCGGAGCATGACCGGCGAAGTAGAATCCGATGACCATCCCAAACATCTCGGGCGGGATGACTCCAGGGCGAAGGACATATCCGAGCGTGATCGCCGCAGCCAGGATGAACCGCTTCGATATCAGCTCCTTTTCTACATAGTCTCCGGCTGGCACTATTTCATCCCCATCAACTCGTCATATGCCGCCTTCACGTCGGGGCGGGCCATCTGATCCTGATAATCCGTACATAGGCATTCGAGGGCTACGTGAGCCTTCCAGCCATCGACCCTCGTCTTGCGGGTGGCCGGATCCTCGATCTGCTGCGCCATCTCGATATCGCGCCGATGCTGGCGGATTTCGGCGAGGAGATCCATCTCACTCCTCCCCTGTCGGCTCAGTCAGGGCATACTCGTATAGCCCCGCGGCCTTGAGCCGGTCGGCCATGGCATCCACCGGATCCACCCGGTGACCCATGCCCTTCGTCCAGCTGATCCACTCGGCCCGCCTCATACCCCGCGAGGTCCCCGGGACGGGCCCGCACTGGGGGGAGGCCATGTAGCGGAGGCCAGAGTGGCGGCCACCTGTGAATCCTGCGGGCGTGAAGATCGCGCCCTCGTCGTCGGTGCATCCCAACTTTTTCGTCGGGGCCATGGAGCAGCCTTCGAGCTCCTCCAGCATCCCGCCGCCGCAGCCCCCCTGATCGCAGGAAGTGAGGCCCGTCGTCGGACAACATCCTATCTTTTCTTTTGCCATTCTCAGACCTCCTCAATCAGCAGTTCGGGCGGGATCTTGTCCGAAGTCGCAGACGAGTTCACGTCGAAGCTGCCGACCATGTCCACCTCGGCGAGGTATGCTGGTTTTCCGCGGCAGCCTATCGTCTGGATGATCCTCTCCCGGTAGGTCCCGACTCCCTGGAGGGCATAGATCGAGACGTTCCCGGCCACCCGCGTCCTCGCGGCGATCGCCGATGCGCCGGATACCTGCGCTAGATGAGATAGCCCGAAATTCCCGATCATCCGGAACGATCCACTATCACCGTCCATATCCAGGCCCGCGAAAGCGCCGGATCCCGTCAAAATCTGGCCGTATGCCATCGAAGCGTTGCGGCCCCCGGCGGCCACCGTCTGGCCGCCGAGGCCGGACCGGATCTGGAAGTCCCCGTCCCCGGCGTAGTCGCCCCTGATCTCCACTCCGGCGGCCGGGGCGATCACGGCCGCCAGGATTGCCAGGATGATTATTTTAGGATTCATGTCTGCCTCAGATGTTTTTCAACGTACTTCGCCGCGTTTCCCGCAAGTTGCTCCACAGGGTCCACGATGAAATGACTTTTGCCTGTCGTGTGATTGAAATCGGCCCTCTGGTGCTGGATGTAGATATAATCCTTCGCTGGACCGCCGCCGCCGAGGATGATATTATCGTCTTCGCGCTCGCATCCGAGGTTATCTCTCATCGTTCCACCGCCTTTGAGAGCGACCGGGCATTGCCGCTTCATCTCCGAGAGGACCTCGCCCTTCGCCCATTCTTCCAGGCCATCCATCGCCTTCTCCTTCGCTCTCTGAATTACAGATGCAGCGGCCCATTCTGTGATCTTCACAACCTCACCTCATACTCAATATTCTGACCTCCGACGCCCGTCGGCGAGAGGACCGCCAGGACGGGGCGAGGCGTTCCGCTATTGTAGATCACGAAGTCGCCCGGCTGGACGGCTGACATGGTGCGGAGGAGAGCGGTGGAGGTGATCTCCTGGCCGCCGGCGGTTCTGATGAGCTTAATCTCTTCGGTATAGCGGCATTTCTGATTTTCGTAATCGGTATACGTCGGCCCGTACAGGCCCGAGCCCGTCGCCTTTCGCCAGGTGAAGGTTTGCCGCATGGGGGTTATGCTCATTTCTTCGCCACCAGAATCTCAGTGCACCGGCATCTCGGATGTAGAGTCGGTCCGTCGCCGCCGCCCTCAAATTGACCATCAGGGAGCTCCGCCCTTTTCCCGGACATGGGACGACAGAGGGAGCAAAGCCGCTCGTCAGGAGTTACGAGCCATTCGCGCTCCCAGTCGTCAGGGCTCAGGATGCCCCGCTTTACCGCCCCCCGGTTGGCTTCCCTATAACCCTCGTTAGCCGCCGTATGCCCTTCCGAAAGAGCGATCGTACTCGCCCTCCACCGGAGGAGCTTGTTGCGGTATCGGTCCACCGCCAGTTTACGGGCGGATTCGTCCATGTCCAGCTTCTCAAGACCGGCCTCGAAGTTTCGGACGGCCTGGACGTGCTGGGGGATAAGCCCGACGTTCTGCTTGATGATCTTGATTTGTTCATTCGGCGAAAGTCCCTCCTGGAACCCTCGGAGGATCGTTTCTCGGATCCCGGCCTTCGTCCCGGCGTCGATGTACTTGATCTCGTCGCCGCAGAACTTCTCCAACCAGGCGATCGCTTCGGGGCTCTTGAGGTCGAAAGAGACGCCCATCCCGACGAGCTTCCCGACCTCCTCAAGCTCTTTTTTCCCGCCTTCCAGGAACGCCTCCTCGATGAACGGCGACGGGTCGAAGGGGGTGACGGGAAAGTTCTTCCGGCCCTTCACCTCGACTTCGGCCTGCCATTTGAGGAATGCGGCGGCGATGTTCTTCGCCCATCGGTCACCGACGTCCTGAGTTGTGGTCATACTATCGGGGCGGATCGTAAAATGTATTTGGCGAGGAGATCATAAGCCCGCTTCGATTCGAGCCCCTTCATCCGGTCGGCGGTTCCGACGGCGTAGGTCTCGGAGGTCGCCGAATAGGTGACGTGAGTCACGCCCTGGCGGATCAAGTCGGATCGGGCTTTCCGGTCGGTCGAGGTCGTCTCCCTATCGTAGATCGCGATGGCCTCTTCACAACACGCATCTATGACAGCTTGCGGGACTTCGACCGATCCATCTGCCTCGTTCGTGTCAGGCCACCATCCGTCCGGCGTCTGGTATTCGCGGGGAAACTGGCGAGCTTGGGTCCCATCCCTCCGGTATTTTCGGCCCCGGAGAGGGAGGGCGTCGATGGTCCGGGTAGCTTCTTTGCAGTACCAGGCCTGAGCCGATGCCGAGGCCGCTTTCAGGGCGATGGCGGCCGCCCTGGGATCGTTTGTGAGGTATGTCTCCAGGACCGTCTCCGATAGGACATACGAATCATCGAAGTCATCGCCGGCAACCGTTTCTGATGCCGACCCTTCCCAATCGCTCATTCCACCACCTCAATATCAGGATTTACAAACACCCGATCGAATCGAGATCGCCACAAGTAATAAGTTCCAGGATCGAGCTTGAACGTCACGATCCCGAAAGCATCCGTCCACCCGGTCGTCACGTGGCCCGACCCGTCCTCGTTGGTCGTCACCTCCACTTTTACGCCCGATAAGGGCGTCGCGCCGTCGGTATCGTAGACGGTATAATTGCACGTCTCGGCCCCCTGGGAGATATGCAGCGACCCGATCAGAACGGGAATGGTCGTCCCGGTATCCTCGATGATCGAATCGACTATCCCGTCCACCGTTGCCAGGGCCGCCGCCGTTGCCAGGAGGGCATGGGCGGCGTCCATCTCGGCTTTCGTCGGCGGGTCATAAGCATTCAGGGCAGCGGTGGCGGCTGCCTGGGCCTCGGCCGATGAGAGGTCATTCAGAGCGGCGACGGTCGCTTCTAGGGCGAGGTCCGAGATGTCGGGGATGTCGCCCGGAGTGGCGAGCCCGCTCTGGATGGCCGCCACGGCTGTCGAGTTCGGGGCGTCTACCAGATCCATCTCGTCCCCGGCTTCGGCGGGAGTCGGCACCGCGCCGCCGTCCCATGCCTGGACGTCTGCGGGGACCTCCCCGAGCCGGAACCGCAGGACGACCTCCCCGACGACCGAGGTGCCGTCTACCGTTCCAGCCGTGACGATCACAGAGAACTCGTGGCCGGTAGCGTAGAACGTACCGTTCTGGCTTGTGTCGATGGTGAGGGTGTGGAGGCCCGTCACAGAGCCGGAGTCTACCACCAGGGAAACGCCGTCGGTGGTGGTGGCCGTGGCCGCGTCCTTCCGGACGGCGACCGCTGGCGATCCAGCCCAAGTGATCGGAGCCCCGTCGCCGTCGCGGGTATTGAATTGGCTGTATACTGTTTCCCCTGCCTGGTAGACTTCCATCATATCACCCTATGAGCGGACTTGGACCGCCTATCAGCGGGCTCGGTCCTCCGATGAGTCGCGATTTTGAGCCGATCCGCCGCCCCGCGCCGCCGGAGGGGATAGTCCCCCATACAGCAACGGCATAGTTGCGCACATTTGAATTTAATGGGGCTGGATTATTAGGATATACAAACGAACTATAATTCGGTGCGGATAAGAATTTCTCCACCCCTCCCAAAGAGTGCCGATGGACTACTTCACCCGATGTGCCAGTCCACGCCAACCAATACGTAGCTCCTTGGATTACACTGGGACCGTCGAAATCCAACGAGTTCCAGTCGTTCGGGATGGATGCGAATATGCTAGACGTCTGCGCTAGACACGTGCCCGGCACCCCATCGATATCGGAATATATGGCTACCTTGAGATTCGTCGTGGCCTTGATTTTTAGGCGGAACTGCGTAACTTTTCCACTTGCCACCGCACCAAATCTCTGGAAGTACGCCCATGTATTCGTAGAGTAGCCCGTCAAGACTATACCGTCGTTCCCGGCCAGCTTCACCTCATCGGCCATCTACGGCACCGCCGCCGAGCCCAACCACCCCACGACCGTCCCGCCGTCAACCTCCACCACCCGAGCCCACGAGACAACGTCGCCCGACACCGCGCCGATGGCCGTTTTGGTGGTCCCGGACGAGGCGGAGCTGTTGCCCTCGGGGATAACGTTGACGATCTTCCGGGTATTGTTCAGGAAGAACCAGACCTCGAAGGGCCGCTCGATCCCGGATATGGTGGCAAAGACGCTGTCGCCTGATATACCACCGGCGAGAGCGGCAGGCCTCGGCAATGCCAGAACATTGGACCCTCCCCGGATGGTGAGCCGGAGCTTCCCCGCGTCCTGGAGGTCGGAGATCATCTGCTGGATCTGGATATCGTCGAGCCCCGAGAAGCCGAGCCGCTTCTCGATCGAGAACTTGTCAAGCTCCCATCGGATGTCCTCGATGGTGGCGTTGTAGTTCTCCAGGCTGTTAAGCCGAGCAGCGACGCCCGCCAGCTCAAATTTTGGGATCATCGCCCTATCTTCTAGTATTATGGTCATCGTGCCAACTCCGCCTGCCTATTCTGAATGAGATCCCGCGCCGTCCCGTAGTCCATCCCGATCGCCACCGAATCTACGACCTCCCCGGCAGCATAGTCCTCGCCTAGATGAGAGACCGAAGTCAGAAGGATGAGGAGAGGCACAGGATCACCGCCAGTAGACTTTCACCGAACACGCTTTCGACGCGGCGCACCCCGTCCCGGACACCGTGAGCGATCCATGGACCGGGAACGGCGTCCACTTGTTATCCCCCGCGCTCGCCCCGGTGATCGCCGCCCTCGGATACCGGACAGCCGATCCCGCGTTGATATCGTAGCTGTCGATCTGCTCCGAGGTGTCGGTCTCTTTGGTGGCGAGAGTAGAGGCCGCGTTTATCGTTCCCTTGTCGTAAACGAGCTTAAGGATCTCGCCATTGATCGCTTTCGAGACGCCAGAAGCCACGCCCCCGGCCGTCACGGTGACGGCGATCGTCTCGACCTTAATCAGTTCCGGCTTCATCTTTCCTCCTCGACCTCTTCGGCTTCTCCTCCGCCACCGGCTGAGGGGCCGGGACTTCGTCAAAGAAGCCCCGGCGCACCAGCTCGGCCGCCATCATGTCCGGCTCAAGCGTGATCTCGTCGCCTACCCGGAGGAAAATCCCAGGGTAGGGGCGATGAGCCCGCTTGACTCTCAGCTTCATGACCAGGTCCCCAGAGATGCAACCTTTCGATAGGCTACCCCATCGCAGTAGAAATAATAGAAGCTCCCTACTGCATCGGTCGTGGTCAGAGTCGCCGCACCGCCGACCGTCTCCGCGCCCTCGCCGTCGATGATCACGTCGAAGTCACCTGGATCGGTCGTCACGGATATCATGAAGAACTTCCCAGCGTTAGCGGCGGCCGTCGGCATGGTGATAGTTTGGTTAGCGGTCGTGTTACCTACATGGAAGATCGTTCCGTCGGTGTCAAGCACCGTGTAGTCGGCGTCCTTTACGATCGGAGTCTGGACGATCGGTCCGGTGAACGTCGCGGTCTCAGCGACCGTCAAGCCATCGAGGGTCGTCGCGCCGTCCACATCTAGATCGCCGCCTACGGTCGTGTCGTTCACCGAAACGAGATCATCAGCGGTGAGCGTATCGGCTATGGTGGCGTCGTCTGTGGAGGTGAGCTGCTCACCGGTTACGGTGGTCGTGGCGGTCACAGCACCATCCGAGGCGATGGTTCCGGCGGTGAGGTCTCCCACTACGTCGGCATCGTCGCCGACGGTGAGATCCCCGCCTAACGATATGTCGCCCCGGTTCGAGAAGCCCTGTGCTGGGCCGAAGTTAGGTAGGGCCGTCACCGCTCCGATCAGGGAGAGGATGGCGAGGATGGTTAGAATTCGCTTCATTTTCTTAGTCACCTCGTCGTCCTTCAGAAGTTGTAGATCTTCCCGTGGTAGTGCTCGGTAGTGTAGTCGAGGGAGATCTGGCAGTAGAGCTGGCCTCTGTCGGCAGCCCCTACCTTAGAGATCGGCTCGAAGAACATGTAGCCACCGGGCCGCCCGTTCCGCTCAGGTACGGGGAGGAAGACAGGGCTCACGTAGGCGAGATCGATCAGGCCGAGGGTGTTTTCGGGACACTGAGGAACCTCCACCAGCGGGAACCGCCCGGCCTGAGTCACGATGGTATCGATCTGACCAGAGAGGGTCCCGATGGAGTTGGTAGGCCCGGCCATGATGGTAACTCCGTAGAGGTCGGCGAGCTCCTTGATGGCGCTGTACCGACCGATGAAGACGGGGTTGACCATCGGAGCGTAGCTCGTCTCTTTCATCAGGAGGAGGAGAGCGTCCACATCCGCCACCGTGAGGGCATCGCCGTCGGCGTCCACCTTGTTAGTGTTGAGGGTATGCGCGGCCCCACCGTCCTTGTTCTGGGTGGCGAAAAGACCGGCCATCCTGGAAGCTTCGGCGGAAGAGGCGGATTCGTTGGGCTGGCCGTTGAGCATGTGGTACTCAATATCTATCGCCATCTGCCTAATATTCATGTTCAGGTTGTCGGTCCAAGGGTCGTTCTCGTCCTGCACATCGCCAATGATAGGCAGACCAGACAGGACGCCCTTCGCGCTCAGGGAGAGGTAGCTCGCGCCGACGCCCCGATGGAATATCTGGATGTAGTTGTACTCGGTCTGCGCCCGGTCGTAGTTCCTGGGTGTGGGGGTGGTGGCAGTCTCGTCTTCAGTGATGTCCTGCTGCGAGGCCGCGTCGAAGGCGTTCTCGGAGTTGAGCGGGAACTTCAAGACGGTCGTGGTCTTCGCTCCGCCGGCCCGGCCCATCGTTCCCAGGCCGCCAATCATGTTCAGAAACTTGCAATTCTTGTCGGTCAGTCCAAGCGTTAGGAGCTGGCCGTGATACTGGGGAGTGTTCCAGTACGTTGCGGAGGCATCAGCGTTAGCCATTTCGTTTCACCTATAACCCTTGTTTCTTGATTTTCAAGGCGGTCACTCTCTTCCAGTCGTTCGGATCGCCCGAACGCATGGCTTTGAGTTCCGCCTCTTTGATCTGAGTGTCCAGGTCGGGGGGCTTCCCGGTCGGGTTGGCCGGATTCGTGCCCGCGCCGCCTACCTGCACGTTTGGCGGGAAGAGACGGGGGAGGAGGGACGCGCCCTCTTCAATCTCGTCTTCTGTCTCGCCTGGAACCGTCCGGAGGACGTCGGAGATTGAAACACCATCGGGGAGCCTGATCTTCTTTTCGGCGATCAGCTTTTCGACCTTGGATCGCTTGAGATCCGAGATCTCCCTGGCTTTGAGTTTCGCCTCCAGTTCGGCGGCTTTGGCGGTCGCCTTCTGGAGTTCGGTCTTTTCGTCGTCTGCCTGCTTTCGCTTTGCAACGATGATTTCTTTCGCTTCCTTCAGAGAGACGCCAAGCTCTTCGGCGAGCTTTTCCTCTCTCGCCTTCCGATCTCTCTTGAGCCGATCTTGAACTATGGCGTCCACTTCGGCCTGAGTGAGCCGCTTCTCGCCCTCCCCCACAGGGGGAGTAGTTGGTTCCCCGCCTTCGTTGCCAGCGAGAGGCGTTCCCGCGTTATTTTCATTTTCTGTCATGAATATTGCCTCAGTTTTAGGGCGCGAGTCGCCCGTGGTGTTCAAGCGTCGATCCACCAGTGATCAACAGGATCAATCATCAGCTATCCTCGACCCGGCTCTGCATCGCTATGGTGCCCGCGGCCAACATCGCTCCTATCTGGCGGGTGAGCCCGGCCTCCAGCTCTTTGGCCGTCGGCGTTCCCGAATTCAGGGTATTCAGAGCATCGACCTCGCCATCGAGGGCGGTCTTGATTGCGGCTATCGTGGTTGTATTTGCCATCCTATCAACCTCTATTCTATCCCCCACCCCGGCTCCGGGGCAATCGACGACATGAAAATCTCTTGCCAGTTGTCATCCAGGTACATGGCGATGCACCACATGGTCTCATCGATCGGATCACCACCCGGCCCGGTATCGTTCCGCCGTCTTTAAGCGATGTGATCATGAAATCAAATCCTGTTCATCATCTCGCCGAACTCTTCCGCGATCTGGTCCTCCGAGAAGCCCCGGTCCCTCATTAGACCCTGGGCCGACCGGACAGAGCCCGTCACCAGAACTGCATCCCTCTGGGCGTCGGCCATCTCGTCGGCGGGGAGGCCGTCGTGCCATGTGATTTTTAGATCGGTAAGCTCCACCGCGCCCGCCATGCCCGCGTTGACCTCCAGGGCCGAACATAGCCGGAGGAGCCTCTTGATCGTCGGCGTCGTCCTCGTCTGGAGCCTGTTGGCCTTTTTCAATGGAGCTGTGAGCATGATCCGGAGAGCCTGAGCCGAAAGCCCCTGGCCCCCAGCGGAGGCGTCGAAAGCTACCTTGCACGTCTCGGAGATCTCGAATAGCCTTTGCATCAGGCTCTCGATCGTGACGAAGTTGGCCGGAAGCTCGCCGTTCCAGGTGATCATGCCCGGAGGCGACTGACCTTCGACGAGGTTGATATACTTCGACCCGCCGGTGATTTTGTACTCACCATCCCGGGGGTCTTGTTCCTCAATCGGGGGTCCGAACATCCAGGGGTCGGAGAACTTGTCCTCGATTCTGAGGATCTGAGCGTACCTCCATTCAAGCTCCCTGATGATATCGGCTATATCGAGGTAGTCGTCCATCCCATGATACCGTTTTGTGGAGGTGACGTTTTGGATGAGCTGAATCGTGAAATCGTCGATCCCCGTCTCTTCGATCGCCACCGTGCCCCGGAACTCTGGGAGCTGGTTTAGGTCGAGCTGAGCGTCGATCTTCTCGTCGGCGATCCGATATAGGCGATGCTCTATTCGGCCGACCGTATGAATTTCGACCTTGAGATACTGGACGCGCCCGATGGAGATCGGCTTTTCCTTCTCCCAAGCCTTGATGGTGGCTTCGGGAAGGAAAGACTGATTTTCGGCGCTCACCATCGTTTCGACATCGATCAGGCCCGGCTCTTCGCGGGCGTCGATCGTGTAGGCGAGGACGTGAGCCTTAACGCGCTTGACGTTCCCCGAATCGACGATCGGGAACCAGTACTCAGGCGGGACGTTCTCGACGATCCCGTACCCGTCATATCGGATCTTGAGGACGGCATCGCCGAACTTCGAGACGTCGATTATGGCATCGCTTAACACGGTCCAGAAGTCGGTATCCTCGATGATCCGGTCGATCGCGTCGGTCTCGGCGTCGGATTCGGCCGATACCTCCGGAGGCTCACCACAGACGAGATCGGACCAGAGGAGGGAGAGCCGTTTGAAGAAGTTCAAGACGAGCCGAAGATCGCCCGACTTGTCGGCCCTAAGCTTCCGGATCTCGTCTTTCCAGACCTCGCCATGCTCTCCGACGAAGAGGCTCTCATTGGTGGCGTATTTCTTGAGCCTGTTGGCCGTGTCGGTATCTTTCGGCGGCCAGGGCGCACCCTTCGCGAATAGAGCCTCTATATCGGTGATCATTCGTCCCTCTCTCTCTGGCGTCGCATGTAGGCGAGGTTGTCCTCGATGTTCCCGGCGATCTTTCCAAGATGTGAAACGCAAATCCGGAGCCCGTCCCATGTACACTTCTGGCCAGTAGCATGGACGGAACCGCGCGAATATTCGAAGATCTCGGCTGAAATGGCCACTTTCGCGTAGGCGTCTTGGTCTTTCAGCTTCGCACCGCATAAAGCGCATTTCAGCCCTTCGGATTCGGTCATTTCACATCCCCCTCGGCTTCGATCCTACCTTGGCGATTCCGTAGAATACCCTCATCGCCCAGTACCTCGTCTCATCGCAACTGTGATCAGATTTTTTTACCGGTTTGTCTTCGCCCCTTTCCTGTGCCTTCACGTCCCAGACGTAATTAAGAAGCTCCTCGATCGTCTTTCGGCATCCTGAATAGATCTTGAAGAGCCCCATCACAAGAGCCTGGGATACCGTCTGGATGCCGTCCACCACGGCGTTTCGGGCTGGATAGATGACGATGCCGGGGAAGTCCTGGCGAAGTTGGCCGATGAAGTGTTTTGCCGAAGGATCAACGTCAATCGATTTGGGCCGGATTTCTTGGCCGTTCCAAGTGAGGAAGGCTTTCATCGTGGCCGAGTACTCGGCGTCGGTCTTCGATCCGCCCCCGACCGTTGGGTCGTGATACATCTCTTTGACTTTGTACCAAACCCCCGAGGCCAAACCATATAGACCAAAAACGGTGGGGTTGCTCGCGCCATAGTCCACCGCCACGCGCCATGCGGAGAAGCTCGGGGGTAGCTTATCCACCACAAAACCGTCTTTAGGGTCCGAGCTGAAGAAATCGTAGATCGCACCTTCCGCCAGGCACCAGAGGCCGAGGATGTACCGCTTGTAAAAGATCGACCCCGAAGCGTAAAGCTGCCGATATCGAGCTTTCGTGGCTTCGGTGAGGCTTGGGTTGTCATCCATCAGGAAGTGCATCACGTAGAGGCCGAGTTCTTTCGCCCGGTCGATCCACTTCGTCTTAAAGTAGTGATATGGGCTCTCGGGGTTACAGTTAAACCAGAGCTTCGCGCCATCCACCGAACATCGACCGACGGCCTGATTCACGAAGCTTTCTGGCTGGAGGGCGACCTCGTCGAAATATGCCCCCGCCGCCGTGATGCCCTGGACGAGATCCTGACTCCCCTCGTCTTTACCGCCGAATAGGTAAAAGTAATTCGTGATACCGCAATATGAGACTTCGACCATATTATCGGCCCGGTGGTCGATATAGACCATGTCGCGGCCGAGTAGCATCCTCTTGAGCGGGGCGATCACGTTTCGCCGGAGAGATCCTATCGTCTTTCCAGCCAGGATGAAGTTCTGGTGGTTGAATCGGGACATCGCCCAACAGACAAACGAGAATGACATGGGGGCCGACTTGCCCGCCCTGATAGCGCCCTCCGCGACGATGCCGTTAAGGTTCTTGATCGGGCTCCCTTTCGTCCACCAGGTCATCAATTGCCATTGCTTCTGGCTTAATGGAACCCATCGGAAGGGTGTAATCACTTGCATCTATTCCCGCCCATATATCAGGTGATACGGCCTCCAGCGCCTCGAAGAAACCATCAGATTCGGTCTTGTCTCCTCCAGCCCCCGTCTCTTTCCGTCTCTGTTCCAGGAGCCGCTCGACCGCCGAGGTCCATTCCATCATGCCTTTAGGGTATCGGGATTTTGGCAAAATCGCTTTCAGCGTCGAGAGACCTTCATCTAGGAGCAAAAGGCGCTCTTCGGGGCCGAAGGTTGATAAATCAATCTCCGCGATGGATTCGGGTTTAGGAATTGTAACCTTAGGTTGATAACCTTTTTTCGGAGGGCGGCCTTTGCCTTTGCGAGAATACCCTTCCTTCTTCGCGATTCTTGAGACCGTCGGCTTCTTCCCGCCATCGCCTAATCGCTTTGCAGCGATCTCTTCAAACGAAAGCCGTCCCTCTCGGAGATCATCGATAATAGCGTTTCGGACTTCCGGAGGAAGAGGCGGCGGCATGTCATCAGTTCACCTTTCATGTCTGAATTTGGATTTTCGACCCACAAATCGGCCCCATCGGGCAATGTCCCGCTCGGAAGGTTCCGAAGGCTGGTAGATCTCCCTCGGCCTCATCCCGCACGTAGGACATCCTCCGTTCTGGAGGTCCCAGAAGATTATTTTACGGCAACGAGGACATATAAAATCAAGGATCTCCAGCCTCGCACCAAAAACGGGCTCCCAGTGGTGAGATGTCGGCGGCGAGGGCTGGACTACCAGCCCCCTGGAGTCTTGCTTACCGTCCGGTGGCCCGACGGGGTTCGGAATCACTGCCTGCATATAACATCGTTACGATATAAATACTTTTCGTCTAAATGCCTCTGTTGGAGGCGGATAGCGTGGCAGCGGCGGCACAAGAGCACGCCGCCACGTCGCCTCATCTCGGACTCGTCCACCGAGCGCATACACCCCCAGCAGTAGGCGATCATTCATGCCCCGGCCAATAGGCCACCGGCCTCCGGCCGCCGCGCCCGGGCTTCTTGATCCCGTGATGCTTGCCCCGCCAGTATTGGACCATCGTGGCATAGCACCCGTTGCCGACGATGTCGGCTATCTCCCGGTCGGTGAGGCCCTCGTCGACACGGGCTTGGACCCAAGCCTTGTCGGCGAGCTGGGGATGGGAGACGGGCCGGGGCATTATATCGCCTCCCATGCCACCATCGCCACGATGGCGATCGCGAACATGATGGACCACCATAGGATTATCAGCAGCCCGCCCCGGCCGTCCAGAAGGTGAGCGAAGCCGAAAAACGCGTCGGCTTTCGGCATCAGCTCCACCTCGCCAGCATCGGGCCGATCAGGAGGAGGCCCGGCTCGACCCCCAGGCGTGCCGCTAGGGGCACCACACGAGCCCGCCAGAAGCTTTCGTCGCCTTGCTCCATCCCAGCCCGGCCCCGGAGCATCCAAGCCCTCTGAAGGGCTGTAATCTCGTCCTCTGTGACGGGGCGGTTGGAGAAGTCCACTCGGCAGGCGTTGCCCTCACAGACGACAACCCCGAAGTCTGATAAGGTCATAAGAACCCCTTCAATGTATCGATCTGGCTTTCGAGTTCCGCTATCTCCTCATATTTGAGATGCTTGATTCGCTTGAGTCGCTCGATCGCCTCCTGTGGGGTGGGGTAGCTTTCGACCAACGGGCGGACATCAGATCGCCTATATTTTATGAAGATCGCCCGCCGAACGACTGCGCCCCCGGCGGTATCCGTCGCGCTGGTGGTCATACCACAGTCAATGCACCGCACCCCAGCAGTAGAATCACCCAGATTCAAGTGAAGGCACGTCGAATCGTCGTCGGTCATTTCTTCCATCCCCACTGCGGTATCGTGTCGGGCCGCTTCAGCCGTTCGGCGATCTCTCGCAGCTCCTCGTCGATCGCATCCAGCGATCGAGAGCGGTGGCGGGTCATCTTCTCAGCACCGCCTCGACGTACCCGGCCTCGAATCGGTCGCCATGCCACAAGACGCCGGGGTCGTGGTAGGCGTCGCCCGCCCGGAGGATCGGGGCCGATAGGCTGAAGATGCCATCGCACCGGAGCTCTGCCAGGACTGCCGGTTGCGTCATGTCTCGTTCCTCGAAATCGATACCGAGCCGCTCCAGGTGGGCCGCCAGCACGCGGCACCTGGGGCAATCTGGGGTTTTGTATATGACTACTTGCATATTTTCACCTCACAAAATCCATCGCTTCTTCCAGGTTGATCGACTCCTTCTCCTCCAGTCGAAATATTACCATCTTCATCGCCTCGATGGTGGATAGTACATCTTTGGTGATCTCTCTTCCCATCCTCTCGCCGTCAGCTTCGGGGCTCCTTCTCCCTCTCTCAGATCAAACTCCATTTCGAAAACCTCCACGTGATAAGCTTCTCCTTTGCGCTCCATTTCAGAGAGAACTTGATCCATTTCGTCAAGTTTCTCAGGTAGATGTATGACAAAGGTATGTATTTCTCGGGTAGAATCAACTTCTTCAACGTCTCCCGTTAACGGTTTCTCAGGTACAACAGGTAAAAGGCCATTTTTTCCATATTCTCTCCTATAGGGAGATGGCCCGAATCTCTTAAGGACATAATCCCATGCTTTTACCTGAGATACCTGAGAAACCGTTATCTCCTGGCTACTGTCTATAGTATTATACCTACGGTCTACCTGAGAATAGATACTACTACCTGAGATCTCAGGTAGTAGAAGATCTATAGCTTCCTTAGCCTTATCATCATAGAACAACAGGCCCCTATAATACGTGCAATTTCTCCCATCAGAGTCTTTGGTCCTGGAACCGTCTCGCCCCCCACAAAATCGCTTAACGCTTCGGCCGAAGTAGGCCTCGTCTACAACCTCGCCCACCATAGCCGAACACCACTTTTTATAATATTCGTATATTTTATAAGTCGGGTGGCGGCCTGCCCAGTTGATAAGCTTCTCCTGGTCGATTTCGGGGTCATATTCACAGAAGGCCTCCAGGAACGATAAGACGGAGGCGCTTTGCCTGGTGTACTCCGCAAACATGACGGCGGCGGGGCGCTTGTGGATCGTCATCGTTTTGGAGACCGCCGGGGCCCTCCACAGGATCAGGTTGAGGATTCCCGACAGCTCCTCGTCGGTAGTCAGTTTGCTTAATAGCAGGGGGTCCTTTTTCCGTTCAAGGGGATTTTCGGGGTTGGGTTCGGCGACATAGACGTAAGGCAGGTCTACCTTCACGAACCGCTCCATCCAGCCTATCGAGGTGTCCTCGATCTTCGGCATGGCGTTGGTGTCGACGATGGTCTGGAAGTAAGGCCTGAATTGAATCCGGCTCTTGTTTTTCCTGTCTCCGTCGATCGTCCCGTCTCCTGAAGTCAGCTTCATGAAGTCGGTCCCGATGGTGCTCTTCCTCTTCCCCGATTGCTCCGACGCGATCCACCCCCTCTTTTTGTAGAACGATGCCGCCGCGAAGTTGTTCCGGGTTATCTCGGCCAGGGCCATATCTCGAAACGCCCCCTCACCGAAAAACCTCTTGATAACGTTCTCATAAAGCCCCTTCCCGTTCCGCCCCAGTCCGAGGAGGAAAAGGACGTAAGGCAGAGGGAGCTTGATCGCTGTTGCGACGAGCCAATCGATGAGAGTGAAACGGTCGGAGATGTGAGGGGCGCTCGTCTCCAGGAACCCTAAGAATTGAGGGCACCGGGCCGTCGGGTCGAAATCGACTTCGATCATATCCGTTATCAGGTCGTCGGGCCTGTAAGCCCGGACTTCGCCGGTCCTCAGATCGGCGACCCCATTTCGCAGGCCTAAAAGGAACGGATCGGGATCAAATTCGACCGGCGACTCTAAAAGCCGGTTCCTGATCCGCCTCGTCACCTCTTGCACGTCCCGCCCGTTGGCCCGATCCCCGACGACAGAGACGATCTTCAGGTCAATCTTCCTCTCTCCATCAGGCCTGTAGATCTGTCCATCGTACCAATAGATCTCCGTCTCGGTCTTCGACGCCGCCAGCACGAAATACTTCCCGATTAAGGCATCGGTCGCCTTCGTCGGCGAAAATTTGAAATACGTTCCCCCGTCCTTCTTCGACACTTCAACGCAAAAATCGCTTAGTTCGTCTTTCGGCTGCGTCCCGTACTGGCCCGGCCAGACCGCCCCCTCGCATTTCTCATTTGGATTGCACAAGTTCAACCCCCCGAATCCGAGAGACGGATACCCGGCGCTCGTCTTCTGGATCGTCCTACATGACGGGCTGTTGATGACCCCATAGGAGGTATAGAAGATCCTCGTCTCCACATCGCACCGCGCCGCCACATTGTACCACAGATCGAAGGCCTCGCCCTCTTCCCATCCGGCCTGATAAAGCCAGGCAGCCAACGCGCCGCAAACCCTATGTCCTCCCTCACCGCCGGGGAACGTCACCAAGGCCTGATAGAAGGGACACCAGTCCAGTATCGGCACGGGCTCGGGGGATCGGCTGATCTCTGTTGAGGTATTCGCCTTCCTGGAGATGTCCCTTTCGGCTTTGGCCGCGTAAGGCTTCAGTAGGGATATCAGGGCCCTTCGCTCGCCCTCCCCCACTTTCCAGGCATCGAGCCATCTGGCCGCGTCGGAGACCACGTCTTCCCGCAGGCCTGCATCGAGAGTCAGCCGGGCCCGGTCCAGATCGATCCTAATATCGTCCTTATCGAGCGGGACGACCGCGAAAGGTAGCTTTTTGTGGATCGATAGTAGGCACTTGATTTTCCGCTTCTGGTTGTTCAATTTGTCGAATTTGACTTTACCGACGTGCTCCGGGCAGGCCTTGAAAAACTCCGACTCGATATCATATAGAAGGGCGTTGAAGGCCTCCATCCAGACCTTGAAGTCGTGGTCCTGCTTTTCCCGGTCAAAGTCGGGGAGGGCCCTATTTTCGGATACGTCCGATATCCCTGGATGAAGCCAGATATAAATCCCCTGTCCTGAGAATAGGGCCCCCACCGCCTCCGAGATGCCCCGCTCTTTCAGGTATCGCACCACGAAGGACGCCGCCGCCTCCAAGGCCTCTATCCTCCCCGGATGGTAGAGCGGCGATCCCGTCTCGCCGGGCTCCGCTGTGGCGTCAATGTCGGCGAATAGGCTGTAAGATATGAGATCTCCCCGCGTTCCCAGGGGAACCAGGGGCCTTCCCTCTCCTCCTCGCCCCTCAATCCATTGGGCGGACTGATCGAATACTGTGGGGGCGAATACGTCGGCGGTCATGTAGAGGCATCGAGCCCTCGCCGTGGTGTCGTCATAGTCGGCGGGCCCCCGGAGCCTGACTGATCCGCCCGGACCCTTCGAATACCAGCCCTCGTCGCCGTTGAGCCCCCGGAGGCCCCCGCCATAGCTGCATAGCTTGAGGATCACTTCCTTAACTTCTGGTCGTTGATAATGGCCCTCAGTGATCTCCGTTGCGGTGTCCATCAGATCACCTTAATAAACTGCTGCTTATCGATTTTGGCCTGAATCAACGGAGAAAAGACCGGTCCCTCGGGATTATTCAAAGCCGTAGATAATAAGAACCCTACCCCGACGTTCCAGTTCCAGCCATGAACATCCCTTTCAAACTCGGCGAATCGCCAGAGGGAGCGGAGGGCCTGGAAGGTGTACCTGTATTCGGTGTTTGGAATCTCGCCCATCCTGGCGGCATAGTCGCGCCCGTCCGATGGGGGGATCGTCTTCTTCTCGAAGTCGAATAAGCATCCCCGGATGCTGTCTTGAGTAGCCAGTACATAACAGGCGGGCTGGATTTCGCGGTGATCCACATAGAACTTGAGCCCGTCCCTCGCATATCGAAGGGTCTGGGCGACGCCATCCAAGACGTTTCCGGTGCTTTTAGCATGTTTAACTTCAACCGCTATGGGATACCCGTTGTTTATGATCAGCATATCGGGCCTTTCCGCCGTATCACATTGAAAGACCGGATAGCCGAAGTTGTTCTTTTTCTCCCAAAATATCCTGCCTTGAATCCACTGCGAAAGGAAGGATTTCACCTTCTCCTCATCTACCTTTGCCATACGGCGTTGCCTCCCTCACGCGCCCCCGTCCCTCATCGCCTCGGCGAGATCCAGCACCCTTTCAAGACAGTCGCCGATGGTATCGCTTGCATCTCCGAACTTTACCAGCCGGTCCTTATCTTTAATCCGGACTCGGATCATAGTTGTCTCCATGCTAGATAGCAATGCGCGTATTGCTTATAAAGATAACGGCACAAAAGCCGCTACTTATAGGAATGGGGTGCGGAGAGGGGCGTAAAACCCCGGTCTTTAGGCCGGGGATGTAGAGCCCCTCCCTTGTTTATGCGAACCTTTAAATAGCATTAAGCCGTATAAACTGATATGCGCAAGTCGTTCAAGTACCGGATCTATCCAACTAAATCCCAGAGATCAAGGATGGAGCGGACGCTCGACTTGTGCCGATGGGTCTACAACCAAACCCTAGCATACCGGAAAGACGCTTGGGAGATAGAAGGGCGATCAACCTCGAAATACGAGACCCATAACCTTCTCCCCGGATGGAAGGTAGAGAAGCCCGAACTGATAGAAGTCCACTCCCAAGTTCTCCAAAACGTTCAAGAGCGGGTGGAGTTGGCTTTTAAAGCGTTCTTCAGACGGGTCAGATCTGGCGAGAAACCTGGATATCCGAGGTTCAAAGGGAAAGGATGGTATGATTCGTTCACCTTCCCTCAGTCGGGGTTCAAGTTGGTGTCTGGAAAGCTCCGTCTCTCCAAGATCGGCGATGTCAAGATCAAGCTCCACCGACCCATCGAAGGCAAGATCAAGAGGCTGACTATCCGCCGAACCTCGACCGGAAAATGGTTTGCCTGCTTCTCAGTGGAGATCGACGATCCTCCAAAGCCTCCCTGGAAAGACGGGTCGATGGCGGGCATTGACGTGGGGCTGGAGAGTTTCGCCACTCTGTCCAACGGTGAGAAGATCGATAACCCCCGGTTCTTCAGATCCGAGGAGAAGGCGTTGGCCAAAGCCCAAAAACGCCTATCCAAGTGCGAGAAGGGAACTCCTGAGAGGAGGAAAGCCCTTAAGGTCGTCCAACGGATTCATGAGCGGATAGCTAACAGGAGATACGATTTTGCTCATCAGATAAGCAATCAGTTAGTCTCGAAATATGGCCTGATTGCGTTTGAAGATCTGAGTATCGCGAACATGCTTAAGAACCACAACCTGGCTAAAAGCATATCAGACGCTGCCTGGAGGATGCTAGTCACAATCACGTCGTACAAGGCTGAGAGTGCCGGTTCGATAGTGGTTCTAGTAGATCCCAGGAACACGAGTCAGCTATGTTCCAGGTGCGGTCTTAAAGTCACGAAGTCGCTATCGGATCGAGTCCATGAATGTCCTCAATGCGGGCTGGTCATGGACCGTGACGAGAATGCAGCAATAAACATTCTGAGACTGGGGCTACAGTCTCTGCCAAAAGCTAGAAGCCCCGCCCTTCAGGGCGAGGAGTAGTCACCGCGCCATGACTCAAAAGAATGAGTCACCGCGCATTCGGAAAAGCACGCGTGCATTCATGATCCCAGCCGCTCCACCATCCGCCGGACCGATTCGTATTTCGGCCCCCTCGCCCAAACTATGAGACTCGCCTCCCTCCCGACGGGCACGATAACGCCCTCGCGCCGGAGGGCCAGCATGTAGCGGTTCCCGGACTGGTTCGGCCCCGGAAGATCCCGCGCCATGAAGCTGCCTTCCGGCATGGCGAGGATCGTTGGGCCGAGTCCGAGCGAGACGAGTTTCGCGATCCGATTCGCATTCATCCCTGCTCCTCCAACCACTCGATCATCGCCCGCCGCGCCTCCCTTTCGGGATCGGCGGCCCCGGCGATCCGTATCTCCGGGATGCCTATGCTGACGGTGAACTGCATCCCCTTCTCGTGTGCGAAGAGCTCCGCCGCGCCGGTGATCTTCCCCTCGGCGGCGATCTTACCCTCCATCAGATCGAGGGCTTCTTTCAGCCCGGCGGCGTAATTCTGTTGGGCCACAAAATGATCGATAGGCATCGCCCCGTCCAGGTCTTTCATGGCCGCGTGGTATCGGTGGCGGATATCTGCATAAGCCACCCTCGCCAGCCGTTCACGCTCGGCCGCGCCGATCAGCCGGGACACGATCTCGTCGTTGGTCACCTGCCGCCCCTCGGCAGCGGAGGCCCGGCGGCGGAGATCGGCGAGCCGTTCCAGCGTCTCGGGGGAGACATAGGGCCTCTTCGGTGCCATCAGGGTGCCTCCCCGAACAGATATTGCCTGAGCCGTTCGGCCTGCCATTTTCGTTCAGCACCCCAGGCGGCATACCTGGCGGCATAGGCGGCATCCCTGGCGGCATACCTGGCGGCATACCTGGCGGCATAGGCGGCATCCCTGGCGGCATCCCTGGCGGCATCCCAGGCGGCATACCTGGCGGCATCGAGTTCGGCCTGGGATGCGTTACCTATCGCGAACCGGCGTGACACCTCGATCGCGGCGCGGGGCCGAGAATCTCCAGGATACTTGGACTCGAAAATCAAAAGAACCCGTTCCGCACAGTCGCAAGCGAACAACCGTGCAGTCCGATCGTTCCAGGTGGCCAGCTTCCGGACCAGCCGCGCCTCCGAAACCACTATCTTGTCGGGCGACTCCATCCGGTCGCCTCGCCACTCGGCTTCCCAGATCGATGGACCTAACCACGAAACCAACTGAGTCTCGCCTTCACAAAGATGGTAGCCTCGTTTACATGGCTCGATGTTCTCGATTTTCGGCATCCAGCCGCCTCTGAGGTCCCACGTACCTGACCCACCATGACATGGCGTACCGTCGTGGTTCAAAACCTTGTATAATCTCGCCCTGGCGTCGTCGATACGCTTTTCGACGAGCCGAAGCCGCATTCCTGACTCTTTCGACATAGTACTACATAGTACCATATAGTACTTATAGATAACGGTCCTGAAAAGAGAGAGGTGCTGGCGGCCCCGGGTAGCATCTCCGGGACCGCCTAAGGAGGGATCTCATGGCCCTACATCATTATGAATTCGGGCGGGGGCATGATCCCCCCGCCGCTGGATCGCGTCGCGGGCAAATCTCTACCAGAGCAATGGAAGGGGTGCAAGCCCACCGCCCGCGCCGCGAGGAGGAATCGGGGCGGGCTGACGCGCCCCGCTACCCTATATGGGGCTTCGATACCATAAGTACTTTTCGCTCGATGGAAAGGTATATATGCCATAGAAGCGTAAAAGCGTTCTATGACAGGAAAAGGAACGACCTTTCGATTAAAGCATCTTCAGGGCAAACGGCTAACACCCGCTCAGGCGATCATGGCCAAATGCTCTGACTGCATGGCCGACTATGTAGATGGTCGGGAGGACTGCGCCATCCCAACGTGCCCTCTATATCCCTGGATGCCCTACTCAAGCGCTCCCAGGGAGAAAATTCGCCGGAAGGGTATAGAAGATCAAGCCGAAAACGATGGCGCAAAAATCGCGTCCACAGAAGGTTTAGAGGAGGACTGAAAGATGCCTACAATGAAACTGAAGCTCCTCGAGGAGCGGATCGACGAAGCCGCGGCGAAATATAAGCGGACCGGCGAGCTGGCCGACCTCTCGGAGCTGAGAGAAGCGATCAAAGAACATCGCGCCCTGCGGGGCATCCCCTACGAGGCCCCATAATGCGATATAAGGTATCCCGGCTCGTCGCCCCCGATGGGACGCGAGCCGAGCGGATCGTGTCGGCTCCGACGCCAGAGGATGCGCTCGGAGAGGTCCGCTGGGATCTGATCCGAGAGGGAAAGTCCCGCCAGGAGATGCGGGTGGAGGTGGCGCGATGATCCCCCGCTCCAGACTCGTCGCCGCATACGCTGCGGCGGCGCAGCATTACGCTTCCGCCGGGAACGTCGAGGCCACGATGGAGAACCTGGCGGCGATGATCCTGGTGGAGATCGCCGGGAGGGGCACAAGATTGGGAGACGCGCCGAAGTCGCCTGCGGCTGGATACTGCGGGGTCCATAGGAGGCGACCATGACATCCCTCGCCGAAGTCCTGGATGCGATCGCCGAGATCGAGAGACTGGACGGATACGAAGGGCCGAAGATAGCTCGTCGCCTTCACCTAATCAGAATATCATGCCTCCACGATTATGGCCCTGACGGCGAAGAAGTCTTCGAGGATCGTGCCGTCGGCGCGATCTGGCGGGCGGTGAAGGCCCGCCGGAACCCAAAGAACCACCTCGACGACTGGATGATTGATATCGAGGACGGCGGGGATTCTTTCGTCGTCTTCGTAAAAGATCGCCTGGGTCACAAAATCGGGGTAGGGCAGGGGGCGCTCGCCTTCGCCGCCGCCCTCGCGTGGCTGGCGGCTATAGGAGGCGATGATCGATGAACCGCCGCCACTGCTACGCTTTCGCCGTGATCCACTATGCCGCCGCCCATGATCCGGATGGCGTCGCGTTCAATTTCTTGGGGCTCCTGGTGGAGTCGATACCGAAAAGATAGGGGGAACTATCCGGGCTGACCGGATAGTTGGATTATTTTAGAGCGTTAAGGATCGCCGCCGCCTTCTTTTTCCCGATGCCGGGGACTTCTAGGAGTTGCTCGTAAGTCCATTCCAGTCTATCGTCTGGCGTTGATCTGCCGTTCGTGATGACTCCAGCTTCCAGCACGGGGAGGATATCGGCGTCGATCATCGCCTTTGCCTTTTCGGCCCCTATCCCCGGGAGGCATCGGAGCATCGCCTCCTGGACAGATTCACATTTCGGGAGCCGCAATGCCACGTCTCCGAGGAGGATGGCCCGGGCGTCATGGAGGATCTGGGAGACGTTGGCGGCGAGGGCGTCCCGTTCGACGTCTTCAGAATGATGATGCCAGGTTTTGTAATCCAGGGGCGACATCCCAAAATCCACCTCGACCCCGGACGCCCGGAGGCTGGAGATGTCCTGCCGTACCTGGGCATCGGCTTTCGCCCGCTCGCGGGGATTCTGCCAGCCGTTCGCCGTGACCTCCGGGAGAGCTCGCAGGACGTCCCCCAGAGACCCCAGGACGGCGATCCTCAGAGGATATGGACTATTACGTCTTTGCTCCGAGAGGTGGCCCTGAAGCGATCCTACGAAGTCCCGGGGGGTCTTCAGCTCGACACCGAGACGGCGAACCGGGCAATCCCCGACGATCTGTTTTGTGTGATCGACTTCGTACTCAAAGACCAGATCCACCTCGGCCTCGCCGTCTACCGAGTAGTCCCATCTACCAGGATCACGCTTATTTTGGCCTTCCAGCTCGTTTATGATCGCGGCGAACCGCCCGGGGGCGGTGCCGCGCTCGTTGGCTGAGATTCGGAGGGAGACGGTGGGTTCGGTCATCTTAGCCACCCCACCAGATCATACCGGATGGCTATAAAAATGATATATGTGAGCGATTCCGTCTCTCCTGCCGGTACTTGGTTGATCTTGCCGTATATCATGGTGGTGGCGTAAAACTGGCCGTCCGGCCCCCTGACCATCCGGCGATGCAGGGTCTGATGATCGAGACCGTCCTTCAGATGCCTACCACTAGATTTCAGGGTCATCCCATCGCCTCCTCGTGTATCCAGCTCACGTCGATCATCGCCCCGCCTCCAGCGCCGCGATGTATGCCGCCAGGATCGCCTCGGCGGCGGTCTCGCCGTATCCATCTTGCGAAATCGAGCCGGCTCCATCCCAAAAAATGGTGGCCTCATATTTCACATCGAAATATGAGGTAAATCTGACCTCAAAAAACAGAAATCGGTCGTCTGCCGCGATCGCGTCCTGGATGACGCCCTGGAGACTCCACCCAAAGACCGGAGTGTCGATATCCGGATCGTCCAAGGGGCTGTCATCGAATGCTGTCATATTGCATATCACCTTGAAGTCTCGCCACGTCTCCGGGTCCAGCTCTTTCAAGCGGCCCAGAAGCTCACTCATCGATTCTGTCATGATCTCCCTATTAGGGATCGATAGATATATATACCTTCCCCCTAATTAGGATATATGAACCCTGAAGATACCTTCAGTGCGGAGGTCTACATGGGCCGGGTTACGATCCCCGCCAACATCCGCAAAAGGTTTGGGATAGAGAACGGGGACGAGGCAGTTCTAGTAGTCCTAAAGAAGGTGGAGAGATGACCATAGAAGAGACAGTCAAAAGTTTCATCGAGGACGTAAACGCCGAGTTCGGCTCGGACCTCGCCATAGACAGCCAGGGCGGGGATGGGGAGATATCGATCAACTGGCCCGGACACGGCCACATCTACGTAGACGCCAAAACCGGCGAGATCCTGGGGAAGACGAAGCTCCAGGGGGGACTGGTAGACAAGCTCCGGGGCGCTCTGGGGGGCAACGTCCCCGCCGTTCCGGGGCGAGGCGGCCAGATCCGACCCGCCAGCAAAGCCGCTCAATCCCTCCGAGAAATCCAGGACGAGGAAGCCATCGCCTTCGTCGTTGATAGAAAATCAGGGAAGAAGGCCCCCACCGCCGCCCTCATCTCCAGAGCGGCCAACGCCGAGGGCCTGAGCTTCGAGGTCATAGACTACGTCCACCGACGGGACTTCGTGAAGGTCTCCATCCGGGCATCCTCGCCAGATGGCCGACGAAATGACGCCGTGGTGAGCGTGTACAAGGACGAATACCTTGCCCCCTACGCCTGGGAGTTGGTGCAAAATAACTGCCAGTCGGCGGTGGAGGCGGTTGACCCGGAGACGGGGATGCCAGTCTTCCGAGAAGGGGCGACCATCCGAGTCCCGAAGAGCCGGGATGGTTCCAGGCTCTATGAGGAGGTTCCGGTCATCCTGTGGCTCGCCCAGAAGCTCGCCGCCCGGTGGCTATTCGCGCCCCGGAGCTGCGAGACGAAAGCCAAGGCCAGGGCAGCGAAACAACTTCTAAACACCGACTCCGCCCCCGTGAGCTGGCAAGAGCCCGAAGAGATCGCCGACGAGGAGATGGAGTCATCACTGGTAGAGGGCGAGGTGGTGAGCTGATGCCTACATGCCCCCATTGCGGAGAAAAGACGATCGGGAGGAAGCATTTCTCCTGGTTCTGGATGATCGGCCTCTCGCTCTTCGGCCTCCTCCCAGGAGGGCTCTACGTGCTCCGATGGGCGACGAAGGCCCCGGACCGCTGCACAGAATGCGGAAAAGCGGCGAGGTGGTGGGCTGAGATGCTCCAGATTTTGGGGCTCCTCGCCGGGGTCGCAATTGAACTGCATTACGGCCTCCCGATGAGTACGTACCTCTTGATGATGGCGATATCGGCGGTGTCGATCGGCGCGTGCCTGCTATCTGCTTTCGCGTGGTCGGAGACGTGGGAGGAGGGCGGTAGCCTAGTCGGCACCCTCATCATCGGTGTCGATCTTATCGGAGGATTCATTTTCGGGACGATCCTTCTGATAGCGATCGGAGGAGCAATCACGCAAGTTCTGATGGGGCTGATCTGAGATGATCCGCCTCTTCCTTTTGGCCGCCCTCGTTATCGTCGGGGGCGGTGCCGATATCCCCTGGGACCGGATCGAGGGGCTCACGCTGGAGGAGGCGGTCGTCGTCCTCGGCCCTGGTCACGGCTTCAATGTGACGAGGGACGGGATAGTGACGTTGGACGACGGGGAGCGGATCGATATCTCATCCCCGGCCCCGTTCGGTTTTGTGGGGCCGGTCACGGCCGGTATCGATCCCGCCACTCGGCGGAGATGGTAGCCCGCCCGGTGCCGGACACCCGGAGGACTCTCTCCTCCCCGGCCGGGATCTTCGGCACATCGGCCCCGGAGACGGCCCGGAGCTGGACTATTTTGAGATCATCGATCGAGAGGGACGTGATCGCGTCGTCGCACCTCCACCGGATCCAGACCTCGACGTACCCCTCGGCCTGAGGGACGTAGATCTCATTCTCGGCGCCGTCGACCCATCGGGAATTATTCGAGACTTCGAGCCACGAGCCGCCCCCGTCGACCGAGACCTCGAGGAGCGCCTCGCCCGTCCCGGCCTCGGTGGGAGTGAACGTCACCAGGAGGCCGCCCCTTTTGATCGGCCACTGGCCGACGAGCGCGTACCCGGCATAGCTGGAGGTCTCGATCACCAGGGCCCCGTCGGCGACGGCCGCGGTGCCGTCCTCGAAGCCGTCATAGGCGAACCGGGCCCCGGAGCCGAAGTCGTCGGAGTAGGTCTGCCGGATCTGGCCGAACCGATCCACCTCCAGGACCTCGGCGGGGAAGAGGCCGGGAGAGAGGGCGATGGAGGCGACCACCTCGGCCTCGTCATCGAGGAGCTCCAGGGCGATCGAGCCCTCCAGGCCCACCGACATCCAGCCGCTCTCACCCTCGGCGAAACCCATCAGCGTCCCGTCGTTCCCCTCACCGGAGAGGTCGGTGAGCGTCGCCCCCTCGCCCTCCGAGAAATCGTAGTGGAGGACGAGATCGGTATCGGAGACGGTATCGCCGTTATAAGCGTCCTCGACCTCGGTGGCGGAAAGGATGCGAGTCCAGATACGGACCCGATTCATGGTGCATCCCAGCGGCCCATCTCCGGGCGGGGAGGTTCCCCGCCCGCCCGCTATCTCCAGATCGAACGACGACCCTATTGCCGGGGCTCCGGTAATGTCCAGGGTCGCCGCGAGGATGCCGTCAATGTAGACCTTCGCCTCCTCGTTTGTTACGTCGTGAGTGATCACGAGGTGCACCGGCACCCCGAACGCCACGTTGTCAACAAACGCAAAATTCGGGTCGAGATCGTCACCGAACCCCCAATAAACCGAATTAGTCCCGGCGACTAATGGCGGGTTGATCGCCATCTGGAGCGACCCCGCATCCGCATGATCCCCCTCCGCCGGATGGTACGCCACCAGACCGGGATAATAATCCGTCGGCACCTCATCCATCGTCAGGAGAAACTCGAATGAGACCGCGTTCCCCCCCAGATCCACAGCCCCGGCATCAATGTAGTCGTCGTCCCCGTCCAGCTTGAGGGCCGTCTCCGCCCCAGCCTCGACCTCCAGGGAGTATAGGCCCGCGTCCAGGTTCCCGGCGTTCTCGATCGCCTCGGCCATCGTCAACGGCAGCTCGCCGTCGTCGTCCCAGGCCGTCGGGGTGGCGGCATAGAGCTCCGCCGCCTCAGCCCAGAACTCAGCAGTCTTCCGGACGATCCCCCCACCACCGGCCGAAGGCCCGATCTCAGAATCGCCCACCGACCCATAGACGACCGCAAACCGATCGGTCCGTCCGAAATAGAGCCGATCCGTCTCCTGGTTCCCGGAGAGATCGTCGATGAGGGCGGAGATCTCGTCATCATCGCCTATCTGATCGGCGAGGGTCGGCAGGAACTGAAGCTCCGCCTTCAGGGCGAGCGGCTCGCGGCCCTCCTCCCAGACGACGGCCCGACTGCTCCCGATGATCGCCGAAGTCTTCATTTTGCGGCCCGCTCCTTTGGCCCGGGCAGACCCCCACCGGACGTAAGGGGAGATATCAGTATCCCCGACTTTCACGATTCGAGATATTGAGGTCATGTAGGGATCACTTCCACATACACATCATAAAGTCGAGACATTCCATGATTTTCCCAAAAGCGGCCAGGGGCATACGGGTTCATTTTGCAGGATCCTCCTGCACTGATGGCGTTGAGGTCGTCGATGGCCCAGGCCCCCCCGGTCTTGGGATTCGTAGCATACGACGTGGAAAGCCATGTAGCCGAATGTTTTGCAGTAATATACGACCCATAATATTTTGTTCCGCCTACTGATATAATCGATGCTACGTAACCCAACGTACCAACATTCCAATCCAGATCTATCTGGACGTATGCCATCATTCGATACCAGACCTTAACACTAAACGACTCACTGATGGGCATTTCCATTGTATCCAACAGAGCATACACATAATCCGTGGTACCTTCAGTCGTCCGGCCGTAATATGTAGACGTGCTTTTGTCGTTCAGTGTCGCGTTATTTATTCGCAGTTCGACCGGATCGGCGGGATTATCCGCTCCTAGCCCCAGGATCCGAGCCGTAAACAGATAGTCGTCTGGGATCCATCCAGCCGGATCGATGACCGAGATCTCGAAATCGTTTTGGGTACCGTCGGTATTACACCACCGGCCGATATCGAAATCTGTTATGGGCGTCGGGCTCCAGGGAGCCCAGGGTATTCTAATAATATTCCCATTGAGATCAATCTCGAAATGAACTCCAGCCTGGAGGCCCTCGACCGTCGAATCGTCGACCGCCTCCACCGAGAGGAGGATGGGGACGTACCCCCCACCGTAATCGATGGTATCGAAATGATTTTCGAGAGATTCTGTGGCCCCCAGGTAGCCGTACCTGATGGCCTCGCCCGTCAGGGACTCATATATGAGCCTGTACCGCTCGATCGCCGAGGTCTCGGCCTTCTCCCAGAGGCTCGTCTGGAGGGAGAGGTCCGGGGCCCCAAACGAGATCTGATCCGGCTTCCCCGTGATCGCATCGACGCGCCGGGCCTGAGCCGCGAAGGCGTCTCCCCGCCCCAGATCGATCGAGTACCAATCCCCCGGCCGGATAGATCGAGGCTTCACCAGCTCGACCTTCACCGGCGCATGGGCTCGGAGTATATCCCATAGATCAGATGCAGCGCCATCAAGGTTCCCGCCGGGCGACTTCCGGGCGTTCGTCATCGAGAGCGTCTCCTCGATCCAGGCCTGCCCCGGGTCTCCGGGGCTCCCCGCCCCGTACCTCTGGCCCCAGACTAGATCATAGTCGGCTCCGAGACCGAGGACGACCTGAGCGGGGAGCTTCTGGGGCCGATCCAGGGAGACGATATTGAAATCCTCTCCGGCCCGGAGGGTCGCCAGAGGCTCGGCTTCAGTCCCCCTCGACCGGGGGGATGCCGAGATATCCAGATATATATAGTCCTCCTCCGCCCGGAAAACCACATACTGGCCCGTCTCCTCGACCAAATCCCGGATCAGATCCCAAATCCGGAGCCACCCGACGACGTAGACGCGATCCAGGGACGAATCGGTATCTATCGATCCCAGCCGGATCCAGTTCTCGGCGAAGCCGTCGGCGCAGATGACGCCGTAAGAGTCCCCCGGGCCGAGCCCCCGGACGTATAGATCTCCCCCGTCCCGGGCGCATCGATAGTTTCCCCCGGCGATCGAGCCGAGGGCCACCTCCGAGCACAGATGGCCGTTATAGTAGATATCTCGCCCGGAGGTGGCCCCGTCCCATCCTTCCAGGGTGGCGATACCGTCGTCATCCCAGGAGGCGAGCCCGTCCGGGATCTTGGATATGGCCAGCCACAGGAGGGGCATGAGGTACTGACTCGCCCCGGCCCCCTGCGGCGGAGCATCCGAGGAGAAAATATCGCTCAGGGTGAGGCCGATCCCGCCCGAGTAGGCTATCGGCGGAGCATACCGATGGTGGAGGAGGCCCTCGGCCGAAAGGCATTCGTAGTGAGTCGGCCCCCCGGCGGCCGAGTAGGTCGTCGAGATGACGGCCCCCAGGAACCTCACTGGCCCCTCGTCATCGGTGAGCCGGATCCGCGCCCACTGGCGGATGTGGCCGATCGGAGCATCGAATGAGATCCCATCGATGGCCTCGTTTTCGAGCTGGTATCCCTCGTCGATGACCGCACCTTCGACGAGAAACTCGGTATCTGATCCCGGATTTCTGAAATATAGGGGCATCGGACTACCTCAGCTCTATTTTTTGGAGGGCGTATATCTCCCGGTAGCGCCCGGCGACGGGATCGCGAGTGTACGAACAATATAAATATACTCCGGCCTGAATGTCGTTCACGTCGCTCTGAGTCCAGGGGGCGGACGTGGCCGGGTTGGTCTTCCATTCGTCGTCATAGAGGGTATATGTGGTCGACGCTGTTCTCTGAGTCCCATAATATACAGTACCCCCTATTTTTATGAACGGTTTCATATATCCGCTGAGGCCATAACCGACCAGATCGACTCCAGACCGGAGCACGATCTTAAAAGGATAGTCGGGGGCGGCCGCATTCGTCATGGCGTAGAGGCCCGTCCCGCTCTTCGTCCCGCAGCCGTAGGGTATCGATATATAGGATTTTGGGATGTCGCCGTCCAGGGTCGAGGATACTACTGATTCTTTCCAGAGGCTCGCGATGGGGGTCTGACCGTATCGGCCGATTCCAGTTATGCGCCCGGTGTAGCCGAGGCGGTCGGTGAGGTTCCCGGACGGATCGACCACATCCACCTCGACAGTTTCTTCGTTCCCGTCGAGGGCGCACCACTTCCCGATAGGCAGATCGAGGAACATGGGATCCGCCCCCCAGGGCATCCAGGGGAGGACCGCGATCACCCGGCCAGCCGGATAGAGGGTGTTCTTAACAGTGACTGTGGCCGTGACGGCGAGCCCCTGCTCATCGCAGTCGGTCGGCTCGGTCGCCCATAGCGAAAATCGGATGTCGGCCGTATCTCGATCTGTCGAGGCTACGGGCTCCCAGGAGATCGAATAGGTATCTGCCGGGCCGAGCCACGTCGACGCCTCCTGAGATCCGAACTGCTGGCCCCGAGTGAGATTGGCAACAGCTAGCGATTCTTGGGCCTCCAGGTAGGCATACTCCAGTCCCGCATACCGACCGCCGAGCCGGAGGAGGTAGGACCCCCCAGCCTTCTGCCGGATCTCAGATATCTGGGCTGTCGCCCGTTCGGCCTCAGATACCTCCAACTCCAGCCAATCTCCCGGCCGGAAGTAGTCGAGAGCCGTCTCGACCTGCCAGAAATCGGCCGAGGAAACGTCCAGCCACTCGACATCGATCATATCGTCCATCCGGCCCTTCGGGGCAATCTGGCCCTCGGAATGCTCGGATAGCTGCTCGATCCAGGGGCCGCGCCTCGTCGGATCGGCGAGGGCGTACCTGACCCTAGTTACGTTCTCTCCGGCCCCCAGGCCGATGAGGGTGGCCGGCGGAACGTCCCGGGGGGCGGACCTCGCAAGGCTCGTCCAGTCCCCGCGGCGGAGAGTGTAGGCGGCCCGCTCCGCCGATCCCCGGAAGGGAGGATTAATATCTCCGTCCAGATATGTCAGGTCACCGGTATGCCGAAGGGTTGCATAGATTCCATTGGAATATAGGAATTTCTCGATAAGTGTCCAGTAGGGTTCGATTCCTATATCCAGGGCATTCAGGAGGTAGTCGCCGTCATTTGTGACGTTCCCCCACCTGAGCCCGTAGTCGAAAACCCCATCAATGCAGACGGGGCCGTAAATGTCCCCCACCCCGACGCCGTACACGTAAAGGTCGTCCTCGTCCATGAAAAACTGATCGGGTTCGGAATCTACGTCGTCGGCGTCGTCAGCCGCGGCGCATAACCGCCCCCCAATGTAAACATCTCGCCCGGAGGCTCTCGATCGGAGCCCCCAACCGGGGAAGTACCATACCCCGCCGTCCTGAGATTCCGGCGATACCGAGAAGTAGCTATCCGCCATCCAGATCGCGCCAGGGACGTACTGATCTATCTCGGCGGCCTGGTTCGGTGGGCCGGAGGACATGATCTGAGCTATGGAGAGAGCTTCGTAGTCCTCGACGACGTTGGGAGCCCCGTACCTCATCGGCCAGGTATAGCGCATTTTCAAGATTTCTGGGATCGACAAGCAGGACCACTTGAGGGACTCCTCTGGAACGCCCCCGGTCGGGAACCCCGTGGCTCCCCGGAAGACGACCCCGCCGCCGTCCTCGGCCCGGACCCATGAGAGGGGACGGATAGGCGCATCATAGGGGGCGACGAACTCGAATTTCTCGTTTTTGTCGAAGCCTCGGAACCGGGTATGACTGTAATCGAGGATATCTCGGCGGTGGTAGGTCCCGGCCGAATCAGCGACGTAGACCTCCATCTATCCCCGCCTCCGATTCACGTAGGCGTTGGAGATCTCGACCCGAAGCTCCTCCACCACGGCCCGCGCTACCTCTTCGGCGTCCCCGGAGCTGTAGACGTTGATTTCGCCGATATGGATCGGTCCGGAGGACCCCCCGGCCGATGCAACGGCCTGCTGGATCATAGGCAGGAGATCGGCGAGCGGTGCGATGGCCTCGGGCCGCTTCTCCCCGACCCCTACGATGGTGGGGGAGTAAACTATCCCTCCTGCATCCATCCAGCCCGACCGGGGGGCGATCGTCCCCCCTGAGTAGCCC